ACGATGGGGTAGCCACCACACCAGATGAAGACCAAGCCTTTGAGGACGGTGACGACATCTGTATCCACATCATGCGTCTCTATGCAAACCCACAAGAGAAAGCAGATTGTGAAGAGAACCACTCGCCTACGGTCTGGCGTAACCCATTCCCAGAACTTAGACCCATACCCTGACCAGAAATCCTGCGACCATTGCGGTACAGGAACCCGTGCCCTAACACTGTGGACACCTGAACAGATAGCCAACTGCGGTTGTGCCTGCCATTGGGCAAGACGATACGACATGACAAACAAGAAGAAGAAAAAGTGAAACACTGGCAAGACGATGCGCATTGCAAAGGGTTAGACCCCAACATATTTTTTCCTGAAGTCTTTGGTGACCAACAGAACGGAATGATATGGGAGCAGGCTAAAAGAATATGCCGTGCGTGTCCCGTCACTGATGAATGTCTTAAGTCCGAACTTGCCTTTGAGCAGGTGAGTGGTCGGCGTAACGGTATGTGGGGTGGACTCACACCTAAAGAGCGGGAGCAGCATGCCCGTAACCCTATGAACATACGCATGAAGAAGCCCTAGCCATCAGGAAGGGGGACTGACGACTAGGGCAAATCAAGTGTATCAGATTGTTATTATCCGATACGCATTATTCTATACGACGACTTGTAATAAACCGAACACATACTTGCTGAATACTCTGCTGTCTTAAGGCTTGTAAAGATTTCAGCCTTAGACTTGGTGCGTGTCCATCGCCATACTTCATACGGGCAGTACCTAAAGTATTTGTATGGTGTCCCGCTATCACAGGTAGCCAACGCTATGACCCATCGTTCCCTCACCTCTTGTGGTTTGGGTTCGTGTTGTGGGTAGAACAGTCTTGTTAGTTTGCTCCACACTAGAATGGTTCGGCTGTCCAGTAGTTCTCGTCACGCCCGCTACACACAGGACATAAGTCAGCAGGTGACCCCTGAAATGTGTCGTAGAACCAGCCGTACTTAAACTCACTCACTCGTGCGTCCGTTAGTGTGCCGTAATGGTCTAGTGATGAGATGCCGTTGCACTTGTCGCATTGAAGTCTGATGATTGCGCTCATCGGTTGTACTCATTGACTGAACTAATCCAGCACCAGCCAGCCACACCCATGAGGACAAGGCTGAGAAGGTACGAGGACTCCAGTGTGTAGATTGAACCGAGACAGAACATAAAGCCAGAGAATGTCCGTGCCTTGTAGTTCATCTGGCGTGGTGCGTGTCCGAGTCTGTCTCTCACCGCTTGTGTGCGGATACGAATGTCGGCTGACATTACTGCGGGGTGGTTAGGTGAATAGCGTTTCATAGTGTTTGTTCTTCTGCTTTGGTAAGTATGGATAGTTGTTCGGTAGTTGTAACTGATGACAGTCTCCCGACCAGTATCTCTATTGCGTTTTCTTTTTTACGCATGATTGTGGCGAGTTGGTTTTCTAGTTTGGTTCGGTTCGGTTCAAGCCCTAACTTTTCTTCTGCTTCATGCTCAAAAAATATGCCTTCACCGTTGTCGCAAACATATTTCCATATCTTGTCGTCACCTGTGGCTTGCATATCTGCCCACCCCATGGGGGTTGCGGTGATTATGCGTTCACAATGAACACAATTTGTTGTTTCTTTTTTCATTCCATTTCCTCAATCATCGTGTCAATTACTGCGTCAGATATCCATTCGGATACCTCGGCACCAGCGTTGTCCCAATTATCAAATTGGTCACACACCTTGCTCCATTGGATATCGGTGATGGGTTGGTACGCATCATCAAATGTTTCTTGTGTCCACCACAAGGCGCACACTTCCGCATCGGGGTCTAGTTCCTGCATTGTCTTGATTAGTTCTGATGCTTTCATGACTTAAGACCTATACTTGTGTGTCTCGTAGCAGTCCTCACAACGAGGGTCGCTGAACTCACGGTTACCACATACGAACTCGTCTGACACAAGTTCTTCGCAATCAACACAGGTGTAGTCGCCTTCATCATTGGTAGCCCATGCGTCTGCATAAACCTCACCGTCTTGGTAACTCACCGACCAACCCTCATCACAGTCTGCGTTGATGTCTTGAAGCACGCTCTTGATAGCGATGTCAATGAACTGTGTAGCAGGGTACTTGTCGGGGTGGGTGACAGTAATTATTAGTTGTGTCTTCATGACTTAAGACTCCACTTCTTCTACGGTGCAAGCAAAGTTTTCTTGTGGGCAATCATCATCACCGTACAACACCCACGCCTTGTCTTGCGCATCATCTTCATCGTCTGCCTCTACCCTTACCGAGTAGTGGAAGACCACATTGTATTCTTTCATTTCGTATTCCCCTTCTAGGATTACCTACTGCTACACCCCTTCGGTGTTGCATGGTGGGTGGGGGAGGCTCGCACTCCCCTGCGTGGAATTGTTTTCACAACTCCCTAGTCACCCTGTCTGACCTAAGTCAGTCCTTTGTCGTGTCGTATGGAAAGTCTTTCATGCACTTATGGTTTGCTACCTCGTAGTAACCACAAGCCACAAGAAATGCCTCTCTGTCAAACTCCCCCATCAACTCATCGTCAAGTTCTTGACACAAGCGCATAGCCACCGAACAGAAAGTCCAACGATGAACCCCCTCTTCAAGCAGACCGTAGTCCATTCTTGTACTCCAACTATTCGTTAGGCTGTTGAGGCAACCAGCAATGTTACTTGCTGATAAGACCCCTTTGGTTTTCGTGTTCATTATTTTCCCTTTCTTTTTATCAAGCCCTTCAACTTGATATCTCAACTGTAACACAGTTCATGTTACTTGTCAAGTCTTTTCTTTGTGACATATGTCACACCATCATACTCAAGTCAGGTCGCATGACCCGCTCTATCTGAACATCACGGTAGCCTTCCGAGATAAACTCGCCCGCTATCATGACCGCCTCTGACCACAGGAGATAGAAGCCATTGACTTCTACGCCCCCTACCCACACCGTGTACTTCTGTGTACTCATGACTTGACCTCTGTCATTTCCTGCTTCGTATATACCATGAGTTCACGCAAGTCTGTTGCCAGTCGGGTACGCCCACCATGTAGGTCTATCTCTACTTCTAAGTCTGCCTCTAACATTCTTAGGTACGCTTCTAGTTCCTCCATCATTCGTGCTTACTCCCTACTTGGATTAGTTGGGCAAGCCGTCTTGCATCAGTTGAGTTGATAGTCACCTGTGTCTGTTCCTTGTCGTCTGTCTGTCTCACTAGATAGTCAATACCTACCCAGTCAAGAGCGTCCTCTAGTTGTTTGCTACTCATGTCACGCCACCACTTCTTCAATGGTCACAAAGTTTTCGTCATGTTCAGTAGCACGAGCAGTTATCGCTTGGGGCAAGTCATCAAAATCTCGCTCAAGTTTTTCCTGATTGTGTTGATACTTGTCAATGAAACTTTGCGCTTCTTGTTTGCTAGCGAAGTCCCAACCTGTGTATTTGATGCCATATGTAATGGTCACCTTGTATTGTGTTGTCATTTTGTATCCCCCTTCAGAGATTGTTTTGTTTTGTTAGGTGTCACCATATCATACTGTTAGACAGTTGTCAAGGGTATTCTTTGTGACTTCCGTCACACTCACTCAATGTTTCCCGTGAAACATCTACTTGTATAGTACAACTATAAGTTATAGGCTAACTTTCCTCTGTCTCGGCGTAGTCTCCCTCTTCACAGAATGAGTCCTCTAAGTAGCGGAGATTAGTGTAGATAATTACTTGCCCGTCACTGTCCATGTCTATCCATGCTTTCGGTGCGCCCACACTGGCAAGTGCTGTTAGTAGTTCGTCTAGATGTATCATGACCTAGCCCTCACAACTCATGAGTTCTGTAACCCACGCCTCTATCTGTTGAGGCTTGTTCGCCCACTCCATGAGAGCCTTACCTAGATAGTCTGCCTCTACATATCCGAGTTGAAGCGTGCTGTCGTGCATTTTCACGCCGTAGTTCTCATCTGACCAACCGATAAGGTCTAGGAACAGATTGAACGGGCGGTCTTTGTGGTCGTAGTTCAGTGACCACTCAAAAAGTTCTTTCGTGCGCTTCGGGTGCTTTTTGGTTTCGTCCTCTAAGAACACCCAAATATCTTGCGGTTGTGTCTCTGTTTCCATCTCTATGCCTCTTCCCATTGTGCAATGCTTGCCCATAGTTCCATCTTGGTGCCTGCCTTGATTGTCTGCTCATAGTTGAGACAATGCTGACTAAGGTAGTAGCCCGTGTTCCCTTGTTGTGGCGTTAGACCCTTTAGGTCGTCCTCTATCTTTGCCTTCACAAGTCGGTCATAGTCCTTCTGTAATCGGAATATGAGAGTACCTAATTCACTGATGGTGTCTCGTCGTGCGCTTCTTGCGCACTCTATTGGATTTATTTTGTTTTTCATTTTGTTTGCCCCCTTCAGGACTTGTTTTGTTGTTGTAACTCTATCAACCGTGTAACGGTATGTCAAGCCTTTATAGTGTGACTTTCGTCACTCGGATATTCATGCCCTCTAGATAGTTTTCCTCTGTAACTTCGTTACCGTCAAGCCAATAGCGACATGAAACTCGGTGCCAACTATCATCAGGTTCAGGCTTGCGCTCTGTCATAATCTCGTAGCCGTAATACTCCCCGCATTTCTTAGTGTCTTGTATCACCCACTCATCTGCCATTGCTGGCGTGTCGTGATAGGTGACATATGTCTCCCCCCCTCTCCTTACCTTTCGGTGCCTTGCCGTGACCTCGTATCTAGTTTCCATCTCTAATACTCCATTTCGCTATGAAACTTGTACGCCGTACCGTCCCATTCGTAGATTGTTGCGATAGTAATTTCTCGGTCATCGCCCCATTCTCTGCCTAGCATTTGGGTGGCGTATGTCTCCGCCTTTGCCATGTCATCAGTTAGCACCGCATTAGCGTTACCGTTGATGTCTCCGATAGTTACCCTATATTTATAAGTCTTAGTTTCCATGTCTAGCCCTTCACCTTCGGTGAGTAGTGAAACTTACTAGCAGTGAATGTGCGCTGAAAAGATAATTCCCATATCTTGCCATTATCTGCCGATAGTTCCATATCGCCTTTACAGTCGTGGCAGATATGTTGCACCCATTCATAGCCATTTGGCGTAGACCATTTAGGGGCTTGCGTGTCATCTCGGTAGGTAGCCTGATATTCGGGTTCCCCTAACTCGCATCTGTCGCAGAAGTCTTGTAGTTTCGTAATCATCACTTACCTTCCACGCATGCGCCTAGAAAACGCTCCTCATCAAACAATTCGTTATCGCCCTGAAAAATGTCGGATAGCAATTGTGCGATATCTTCCATAGTCGCTAATTTCATAGCGAGTTCATCGCCGTAAGTTGCGTCCTGTTCTACTTGTCGCCTGTAGTTGTATAGTGCAGTCGCTACTTTTTGGTAGTGTTTGCGTGTCATTTTGTAGCCCCTTCAGACTTGTTGGATATCTGCCATCATCAGGCACAGTAGATAATCTCTGTGCGACTCCTCTCGGAGTTTCGGCTTAGAAAGTGTAGAACTTTGCGGTTACTTGCTTAGCGATTGCGTCAGCGATTGCCCGTACTGTTTTGGCTAGGTCATTATCCCCGCACAGTGTAAGTTCATTAGCCGAGTCTCGGATTGCCATGACCGCTAAGTCTGCCTGTTCCTTTGTGAGTGTGAGTGTGATATCTATGTCTTTGATGACTTTTACTGTGATATTCATGGCTTGCGCCCCTTTCTTTATGTTGTTATCACTCTATCAAGTGTGTAACACTTTGTCAAGTTATTTGTATGTGACTTTTGTCACACCACCATTGCAAGCAGACTGCTAACTCCAGCAAGCACACAGTAACCACTGACCACTGAGAGCAACTGAGGAACGAAGGCGCTAGCAAAAGCAAGCACTAGGCGGTCCTGTTGTTAGCAGACGAAGAGGCACCCCCGTTGTGTGAAGAGACTCTGTGGGGTGGGGGTGGGTGGTTGCCTACCTTCCTGTAGGTAGTTGCAGGGTGCAAGTAATCATTTAGTTAGTTGTGGTGTGCAAGTATTTTGCGAACTGGGGCTATGCCGAGCCTGTCCCCCCCTGTTACATTGAGTATTGGGACAGATATAGAACCACTCTTTTGCTGGGTGTTCAGTTGGGTGTCACTGTGTGTGGGGGTTGGTCACTCTGCGTGGTGTTAAACGGTTGGCAAGTGTCGGGACTTTACTGGTTTTGGTAGAAGTGTGACTGGCAGGCACGGTTCTGCACAGAGGGAGGAGGGAGGAGTCTCCAAACTGGAAGACCACCTGCTTAAGTTGGCAGGGAAAGAAAAAAGAAATCCACCGACTTGGAAGTTGGAGACTGGCTTCACTACTTGCTTCTTTGCAAACAACCGCTGGCGTAGCCAAGGGCGTTAGCCGCTTTAGCGGAACAGGATTACTAACAGTCTGGTCTTAGCCTCCCCCACGGTTTAGATATCAAACTGATACCAAGGTCGCCGTAGCCAAATTCTTTTAGCCGACACCTGAAAGGTTGAACATATGTCGTTGTTCACGCTGCTTGTTTCTCTTACACAACAAAACTAAGAGTTACATAACGGTCTTGTCTGATTGCAGGAAACATCTACCCCAGTTACCTGGTGTGAAACGCCCCGTACCATGCAAACGGTATACAGCCATGCGAGAAATGAACTTGTGCGACGAAGCATAGCAGGTGGTGTTAATGTTTCCAACATGAAATCAAAACCTGTTTGGGAAAAAGAAAACCCTAAAAAGAAATCTACTCCTCTTACCTCCTCTCAAAAGACAGCAGCGAAAGCACGGGCTAAGAAGGCGGGTCGTCCTTACCCGAATCTTGTTGATAACATGGCTGCATCCCGAAACAAAAAAGGAAAGTAACATGCCACAGGTAGGAAAAAAGAAGTTCCCATACACAGACGCTGGAATGAAAGACGCTAAAGCAGCGGCTAAGAAAACAGGCAAAAAAATGGTGATGGCTCCTAAAAAGAAAAAGTAATGGCAGCAAAGAAGGACCCACGACTAGAACGGGCAGGAGTATCTGGGTTTAATAAACCTAAAGCAACTCCTAAGCATCCAACTAAATCACATGTTGTTGTAGCCAAAGTCGGTAGCGAAGTGAAACTAATCCGCTTCGGACAGCAAGGTGTGTCGGGTTCCCCTGACGGGTCTGCACGCAACAAAGCGTTCAAAGACCGTCATGCTTCTAACATTGCTAAAGGAAAAATGTCTGCTGCGTATTGGGCTGACAAAGTTAAGTGGTAGAATAAAACCTACATGGGAACAAAACGAATTGTTCCAGTACAAGACAAAGTTAAATTCTTTGCTCTCATTTCCGCTGGACGAAACATTAAAGACGCTTGCGCTGAGGCGGGTATCCACTACAACACAGGTAGTAGATGGGTTAAGAAGGCTAAAGAACTAGAAGCAGGACACAAATCTGCTGTTCACAAAGCCGCAACTGGTGCTGGTTCTGGTGGTCGCCAAGAACTACAACACATGAACTTTATGGATGCCATTGATATGCCATCTGCTATCCCTCATGACATGCTTTCCGAGGAAGCGTTACGGGGGTTGGAAGATTTTGATTACTTTCGTCGCCGCTATCTAGGACGAGTGCCAAGTCCGTGGCAGGTTGAAGCCGCTGTAACTCTTGTAAAACTGTTGGAGTCCGAAGAAAAAGAATTTGTAGTAATCAATGTCCCACCAGGAGCAGGCAAGTCCACCCTGTTCCATGATGTGGCTGTGTGGGCGATAGTACGCAACCGACGGGTACGAGTCATGATTGGGTCCGTATCACAAAACATGGCGAAGATGTATTCCCGCCGTATCCGTGAAACCCTAGAACGAGTATCACCAATTCTCCCAGACCCAGGCATGGTTCAAAAGGGATTAGCAATAGATGCAGAAGGATGTTTAACAATTGACTACGGAAGATTCAAACCAGTGGACAAAGGGGCGCTTTGGCGTGCCGACGAGTTCGTCGTGGAGCAACTTGACGGAAATGGTTTGGACAACAAAGAGCCAACTGTCCGTGCATACGGAATTGAAGCAGAGTTCATTGGGCACCGAGCCGACCTATGCCTCTTTGACGATGTTGCCTCACCTGACAATGCGAGAGAAAGCGTGGCTAGGGACAAACTTTTGGAAAGATGGGACGGAGTGGCAGAAGCCCGTTGCGACCCAGGCGGGCTGCTGGCTGTTGTCGGGCAAAGACTCGGTTCGGGGGACCTTTACGCTCATTGTCTCGCCAAAGAAACATACGACATTGAAGAAGATATCAATTACGATGGGTCAGATGTCCATACCCCTGAAGATGTATCTGAAGGTGTACCAGTACGGCAAAAAAAGTACAGGCATATTGTCTATCAAGCGTATTATGAAGACCTTGACACAGGTAAAGAATCTCGTTCTTTCAAATCTTTACCGTATCCAGACGGACCGCTACTAGACCCCAAGCGTCTCCCATGGAAAGACCTATCTTTCATTAAATACAACAAACCAGATGTGTTCAAAGTGGTGTATCAACAAGAAGACCTGGACTTGGATTCTAAACTGGTACAACGCACCTGGATAACAGGTGGCATGGGGCTAGATGGGGTGGACTACCCAGGATGTGTAGATGGTGACCGTCAACCAGGGTATATCCCTGAAGGTTTAGCCCACCCGTGGGTATCTATCGTCGCTGTAGACCCCTCACCTACTATGTTTTGGGCGTTTGTCTGGATTATCTACCAGCCAAATACAAACCTTTACCATGTTGTAGACATAGAACGAGTCAAACTATCCGCTGAAGAAGTCCTTGGATACGACACCATGACAGGTGAATACTCAGGGCTGATGGACAGGATGCAGGAACGCTCATACCAAATGGGCTACCCCATCTCACACTGGGTGGTTGAAATCAACGCAGCCCAAAGGTTCCTTCTAGCGCACGACTTTGTACGCAAATGGCAAGCCCTACACCGAGTCAATGTGATACCACACACCACAAGCCGAAACAAACTAGACGAATCACTAGGTGTTGAAGCACTACTGCCAGCAGTTATCAGGTCAGGCGCACTACGCCTACCGTCTATGAAGGGCAACTGGAAGACCCTTGCCGCTTCAGATGAGTTAACTAAATGGTCACGAGATAAGAAACATGGCACCGACATTGTTATGGCACTATGGATGGCACTACTTAACTTGCCGAACCTCACCGAATCCAAACCACCACCCCGCCAATGGCGACCATCCTGGCTTAAGTAAGGCTAATATGTTATCGTTGCATTGTTTGAGTCACACTAAAGGTCACGCATGAAATCAGTTGAAGAAATAGTTGACCTCTACCGCCAGCGTGTTACTGCCCAAGGTCCTGTTCTCAGCCAAATGCGTCAGGTACGCCAACTCGCTAACGGCGATGTGGTTGTTCCACTAAACGAATTAGACCGCAACACTAAATCTTCTGTAGCGAACCTACTGGTACAAGGTCTTGACCAGATGTCTATGCGTGTATCAAGCACCATGCCAGTGCCTTACTTCCCTGCTTTGCGTGAAGGTTCAGACCGTTCAATGCAGTTAGCCCGTGACCGTAAGCGTGCAATGCTTTCTATCTGGGACCAAAACCGTATGAACATGAAGATGCGTCGCCGTGCACGCCACCTTCTTGCATACAGCAACTCACCTATCTACATCAAACCTAACTTTGATAAGCGAATCCCAGAGTGGCAGTTACGCAACCCACTAGATACCTTCCCTGCACCCGTCGCAGACATTGACAACCCAGTCCCAATGGATTGTATTTTCTCTTATAGCCGCACATACGCTTGGCTAACCCAAAACTTTGGTCCAATGATTAACGGCACACTGCGTGTAGGACAACCACAACCAGATGACATGTTCACCGTATTGGAATATGTATGCGAAACTGAAGTAGTTACCCTTGTTATGGGCTACGAAAAAGAGCGTGACCCTATCAGCGGTAGTGCGTACTTTGGTTCACCATCGGTAGAACTATCCCGTGTCAGCAACCGCACAGGTATGCCACTCGTTATTGTCCCTCAACGCATCACACTTGACAAACCACACGGACAATTTGATGGTCTACTTGGTATGTACTACACCCGTGCCCGTTTACAAGCCCTCACTGAAATCGCTATTGAGCGTGGCATCTTCCCAGATGAATACCTTGTAGCACGACCAGGAGAAAACCCAGAGATTATCCAAATTGCTGACGGTAAAACAGGGCAGTTAGGTGTTGTCAAAGGTGGAGACATTCAGATACAACAGTCCAATCCTGGGTATAAAACAGACTCAGCACTAGACCGTTTAGAGCGTCAAGAGCGTCTTGAAGGTGCAATCCCAGCAGAGTTCGGTGGAGAATCAGGAACCAACATCCGCACAGGTCGCCGTGGTGACAGCGTATTGGCGGCAACCGTAGACTTCCGAGTACAAGAAGCACAAGAAATCTTTGCATCATCCATGATTGAAGAAGATAAAATTGCTATCGCTATTGAAAAAGCATATTGGGGTGCCAACGCTAAGTCATTCTTCATGCCAGGTATGGGTGGTGGAATCAAAGATTACACACCGAACAAACTATGGGAAACAGACTTCCATTATGTTGCCTACTCCGCCGCTGGTTCAGATGTAAACAACCTTATCGTTGGTCTTGGTCAGCGTCTTGGTACAGGACTTATGTCTAAAGAATCAGCCCGTGAAGCAGACCCTCTCATCTCAGACCCAGAACTAGAAAAGGACCGTCTGGTTGCTGAAGGTATTGAAGCAGCATTGTTGTCTTCTATCCAGACACAAGCAGCAGACCCTAACGGTCCATACCAACCAGACGACCTTGCATACATTGCTACACAGGTACAGTCAAATAAGATGAGCCTTTCGCAAGCAATCATGGCTGCACAAAAACGAGCACAAGAACGACAGGCTGCCCAAGCACCAGTTGGTGCACCAGAAACAATGCCAGGTTTATCAGCACCAGGCATGGGTATGGAACAACAGCCAATGGGTCCACCACCTGAAGGTATGGACGCTATGCTTGCACAACTCGGTGGAGGTGCAGCATCAGCAGCACAACCATCCAGCCCTGGCGGTGTCTTAAGTCTCGCTAATAGTTTAGGAGGGTAACCAACTATGGCAAAAGAATATCCAAACAGGTCAGACCTGCGTAACCCAGCAACAAAAATTGCTAAGACGGCAGCAAAAGGACAACCATACGGACAAGCGGGTGCACAACTTGCATCACAAGCAGCAGTGCCTATGGCTCCATCACCATCAGCAGCGATGCCAACAGCACCTCAAGCACCAGCGGTACAACCTGGTGGGCTTGGTGCGTTCAGCCGTCCAACAGAACGACCTAATGAACCTGTAACTGCGGGTGCATCATTCGGTCCAGGACCTACACCTGGCAGAGAGTTCATTGTCCCTGTTGCTGCCGACGCTGTGTTGAATGAACTGCGTGGTTTATACCAGGCTTTCCCATCCGATGACCTCGCAGACATGCTTGATTCGTATGTGCGAGAGGGATATTAAACATGGCATTGTCGCCTTTTGACCCAGTTTACGAAGAACAATTAGTAGCCAACGCAGTATTCAACAAAGACCAAGTATCACAAACTGCTACATCTGCTGACCCTGTAGTTGCTAAACGCATTGCTGAGATATATAAGAAGTCTCCGTATATACCAGCAAACATTATTCTTGCTATGGCTAAACAAGGGACATCTGACGCTGCCATTTCTGCTATCACTCCTGCTGCTGCGAAACAATCTTTAACTACGAACGACCCGAATAAAAAGAAAAACAAATCTTGGTTTCAGTCCAATGTTATGGACAACTTTAAAACAGTTTCACGCTGGTCATTTGCTGCGTTACAGGCGGTACCTGATGTGGCACAGAACCTTGCTGCCGAAGCGTTCTCTCCTAACGACCCTGCGGGCATGGATGGATTCTTTAGGTCCACACAGTTAGGCACAATGCTTGCTGCATCTCAAGGTGCGACAATGGATGTCACGAATCCAGATGGCACCATTACTAAGAAACCAATTGACAATGGCAATGGTTTTCTTATTGGTGAAGACGCAATGAAGAACCAGGCTCAGAAAGCCCGTGAGTTTCGTGGAACAATTAACGGTCATGCTTGGACTGTTGGTCGTGGTGCTGCACAAATGGCATTTAAGCCAGGTTCTAAACCATACAGTTTGCTATCTGGTTTTGTTGATGCAGCATTTAACATTGGTACAGACCCAACAACATATGCTGGTCCTTTACTTAAGGCAGCCAAAACAAAGAACGCTCTTATCCCTGCTCTTGCTGGCGAAGAAGCATTGTCGGCGGCAAACAAGTTGGCTTATCAAGGTGCGGCTGGTTTAACAAAAGCAGAAACCGCAGCATTTGATGGTTCTAAATTTAATCAATTTGTTACTCAAGACCCACGAGCAGTACGCCTCACGGAGCGTCTTGCTGCTATTGGTGCCGACGGGACAAAAAGTGTTCATCTTAAAGCACTAGACATTATTACGGAATTTGGCGACAACATTAGCCCTGAGATTGCACAAAAATTTGCGATGGCTGACAGTGTTGACAAGGTTAAAGGTTTGCTTGGTCAAGCCTCGGCACGGTTAAAAATGAACCCTGAAGATTTGATGCTTCCAAAAGATATTCGTGACTTCAGTCTTGCTAAGGCTACTGCTGGCGACATTGCTAAAAAGTTTGGGGCTACTAACGAACTTGGTTCTGTTATTGATGACCTTACAGAACGGGTCCCTCTATACCGCAGTATCCGCAACAGTAGATGGTTTACTTCAATACCCAAATCAACAGTAGTTGTTGGTGGTACAGGCATTGACCGTTCCACATCAATCCGCACATACTCTAACTATTTGATTGGTGCTGGTATAAAACAAAACACCGAACAATACAACAATGTTATGAATCAAGTTGTTAAGGCATACTCACAAACCAACCCGTCCCTTGCCCGTGACCAAGTGCATGATGCTTTTAGTTTAGCATTTGACACAGTATTTATGTCTGCTGGTGGCAGAAGCGAAGATGCAAAAACTGTTCTTGCAAAAATAATTGAAGAATCAAAAGCAGAATTAACCAAAGCCCGCACATACACCATTGACGAAGCAGGTGTTGTCACCGATGGCGGCGCTTTCCAAATGATGCGCAAAGACATCCCAGACAGTGTTCTTTCAGAATTTAATGCTGACCAGTGGGGCAATTTGGTATTCCAAGGTCCAGGTGCCTTGCAAGAATTAGCAGACGAAATGTTTGTGTTGCCTAATTTCCGTCAAGTGCGTCGTCTTGCTGGTGCAATGAAGTTCGCTACAGCAAATAAGGCTGGCGACCAGCGTGGACTTTTAACTATTGCAGAGTTTATTCAGAACGACATCTGGAAACCGTTGTCTCTTGCAACTGGTGGGTATCTAATGCGTAACATGGCTGATGCCCAAGTGCGTATAGCCATGACAGGTCTTGACGGTTTCTTTAACCACCCTCGTGACTACATCATGTGGTCTATTAAGCGTGGCAAAGGTTTTGCTGATGTGCTTGGTAAAGACTTTGAAATTAACGCAGATGATTGGATACAAGAACAAAAAGAATTTGCTGACGCAATGACTTTTGGTATCCATCAACACATCAAAGACCCTATTGCAGCCCAAGAAAGAAACTTGTTGAATGGTAATTGGTCAGCAATAAGTCGTTCCGCTGACGCAGTAGCACACACAACTGGGTATGTAGATAACTTACGCTTGCTTCACACCGACCCTATTAACGGCAAAATTTCTAAATTAATTGCTTCTGGAGAAACCGAAGCAGATTCTTTACTATCAATAACAGAGTGGCTTAAATCACCAGCCGCAGCCCAAGAACGCAAGAAACTTGTTGAATACTTTAGTCAAGGTGTAAAATTAGTTGACCCTAAAACTGGTGATTACGGTTATGTAAGGTTCCCCGCTGAATCAATTACCGATGAAACAATGGCTGCATGGGTGCAGAAACTTTCATCAACAAAAATAAACACCATTGTTCGTGGAGATAACGAACTCCGAATTGTTGCAGCCCACAACAGGGTTCCAGTTACCATCCCAGATATGGACGGAACCTTTACTGCTGTCCGTCCAGAAGAGTTTATTCTTGAAAATGGAAAACTATACGGAACCAAAAACAAAAATGAAATTTATGACCTCATTTCTGGAGAAGGAGATGTTGGTTCAATCGTAAGTCTTGGAGGAAATAAAGAAGGTATTGTACTTAATAAATCTTCATCCGTAATCAAAGTACAAGAAGTGCATCCTGGTTCGGCGTTCCTTGATAGCGGTCTAGGTTCATCCCGCCTCCGTACTTTAATTGACCAAAAAGGTGTTGAAGGAAAACTTGCTGAAGTGGTCAAACGAGCAGAGCGTGGCACCTCCCAAGGTGCAGACCCTCTTGCTAAAAAAGCAATTGATGTTAAAAACCATTTCACAGATAAAATCTTTAAAGATTTGTTTGGAACTGTCACGCAAAAACTTGAACGCTCTCCAGTGTTCCGCCAGTTTTACTATCGTGAAGTAGCAAGCAGTGCTGAACTTCTTGCACCCGAAGAAGCACAAAAACTTCTTGACCGCATCGGTGAGATGGTTTCCGAACTTGGTATCAAAGCAGACAACTATGTTGGCGACAAAGAAACCATTAAGAAACTTAAAGAAATAGCAGCATCGTCTTCTGACGCAACTGGCACACTTGAAGAACTAGACAACTACGCTAAGGCTGTAGCACTTAAGTCAACAAAAGAAACATTGTTTAACGCAACTGAGCGCAACAACCTCCAAGATATTTTACGCATTGTTGTTCCATTCGGTACAGCATGGACAGAAGTTCTTGGTTCATACGCCCGTATCGCCATTGAAGACCCAACCCGTATCCGTCGTGCCCAACTCATATTTGAAGGTGGACGCAAAGCAGACATGGGAATTGTTGGCGGTCAAGAAGGACAAGGTTTCTTCTACCAAGACGCAACTACTGGCACATACAGTTTCAACTTCCCAGGTTCAGGTTCCCTCACCCAACTTCTGACTGGCGTTGCTGCACCACTACAAGCGCCAGTTAAAGGTTTGTCTCTTGGCTTTAACTTTAACCCTGGCATTGGTCCAGTGCTACAAGCAGCAGCATCAGAAATTATTCCAGACACACCTAGGACCGATTGGATAGTAAGCATGCTTTTGCCTTACGGTAGGACATCGGGTGTTCCTCTTGCTCCTAAGTGGGTTTCCCAATTAGAACAAGTTGTTCGTGGTGACACCATGAACCTTGAAACCATATACGGTAATACATATATGGAAACAATTCGTGTGTTGTCAACTACTGGCGAATACGACCTAACAGACGAAGCAGAAAAAACCAGGATGTTTGCCGATGCCCGCAACAAAGCCCGCATTATTACAGGCTTGCGTACACTTGGACAGTTCGTTGGACCCACCAGCCCATCAGCAGAGTTCACCGTCAGCACAAAAGTTGGCGATGTTTATGCAACCCAACTTGTTAAAGAGTTCCAAAAGTTGCAGTCAGAAAACTACGACACATCCGTTAAAAGGTTCCTTGAAATCTACGGCAACGACGCTCTGCTCTACTTGTCTAACAAAACCGAATCTGTATCTGGTGGATTAGAAGCATCTGAAGAGTTCGGTGACTGGGAACGCCGTAACGGTGGCATCATGAAATCCTATCCAGATGTTGCTGGTTTCATGGCTGAAGGCGGAGATGACTTCTCGTTTGAAGTATGGTCACGCCAACTTAAAAAGGGTCAACGCCGTAGATTAACCGACAAAGAAATGGTTGCAGCCGCCCAATACAAAGCGGCTTCTGCCCAGTTCCGTGAACTACGCAAACAACTTCCACCTAACCCATCCTCTGAACAATCCGCTTGGTTGCGTTCTTGGCGTATCCAACTCAACAAGGAATACCCTGGCTTCCCTGCTGTGGCACAGTTCAACCCTGGTGAGTTTCCAGGCAAGATTGCCCAGTTGAAAGAAATGCTAACCAACAAGTCATTGGATGACAACGACACTGCTACCGCTACAAAGACTTATCTTAAGTATCGTGATGAGGCTGTTGCTCAGTATGTCAGTGCTGGTGGTGCTGAAGGTGGGTTCAACTCAGCCAACGCCGCTGCCCCTCTTCGTGAGTGGGTTGCGCAGTGGGGTCGTACTCTTGCTACGGAAACCCCAGAGTTCGCTAGAATCTATGACAGACTTCTTTCTTACGAGGTAGAGCAATAATATGGCAGAAAATACAACAGACCCGAATACAGCAAGACCAGCAACTACAGCCCCTGCCATAAGCATGGGTGGCGGTGGTAATGCTTTGTTGCCAACACAAAAACTTCAACCCCGCAAAACGGTTAGTGTTGCCCCAGGTTTTGCTATCCCCAAAGAAACCGAATACACCAAAGAAGGATATATAGGTCAGGGTCTTGTAGATAGAAGTGGTGTTATTTCTCGTGGGCAATACGGCAATGAAGCCTACGCCCAACTTGCCCAATTTAAATCTGTAACAGAACGCAAGAACTTTCTTGACCGTCTGTATCAGGTTGGTTTGTACGGGGGCTCTAAGCCTTCTCCTTCTGGTTTTGCTTCTAGAGATTTGTCTGCCATGCAAGATGCTCTTGACTGGGCTAACTGGCGTGGATACACAATTGATGTTGCAGCAACCATCATGGCTAAAGAGTTACCGACTGTTGCTAATGGCGGTAATCGTATTCGTACTACCGCTAAAGAAGATTTACGGGCTGTGTTTAAAAATGCTGCGGGTACTGTGCTTGGTCGTCAGTTGTCTGATTCCGAAGTTGAAAAGTTTATCAAGTCTTACAACCAGAAAGAAATGGTTGAGGGTGGTGGCGGCGCTAGTGCACCTACTGCTTCTGTTGCCGCTGAAGAGGCTGTGATGGGTGCTGCACCTGAAGAGGCTCAAGCAATGGGCGCATTAAGTCTTACAAACATTTTTGACAGCGTAATTAAAGGACTTGGCTAATGGCTGAAATAACAACTAAAGAAGAATTTCGTGACAGAATGTCTACTCTTTATAGGCGTATCAATGAAGAGCAAACCAAGATTAAAGAGTCTCCTGGTCTAAGTGCCGAAGCAAGCGGAGCATTAAAAGTTCGTTCTGAATTAATTTATGATTTTGTCAAGACACAAATTGAAGGTCAAAAAAAGTTTGGTTCTTACGGGGTAGACAAAAAAGGCAATCCAACGGTTATATATACCGTGCCTAAAACAATGACTGATTTGTTGGCTAGATTTGAAAACCAAAAAACTAGAATGACAGCAGCAGAACTTGTTGCTCCACTGGTATCAAAGATTAATCTTGGCGCTCTTGGTCAAATTGATAACCCTGCGTTTTACGAATTAAAAGTCACCCCTGCCCAATTAAAACAGGTTGACAAGATTGGTGCTGGTGGACCAATTGGTCCTGTAGCCAGTGACACAACTGTTGCGGTTACTGGTCCTACTGGGGCTACGGGTCCTACTGTCCCTGGTAGAGCAGGTGGTGGTACAAAAGTTGGTGCTACTAAAGTCATCAATGGCGTAACGAATACATGGGATGGCACGAAGTGGGTCCCTGAAAAGAAAAAAGTTAAAGTTGATTGGGAACGAAAGTTCCGTGAAATGTTTCCAGATAAAATTTGGATGCTTGACATTGACCGCACTAAATATGCCGATGTATTTAAACTGTTCCAGAAATCCGTAGAAGGCGAAGTTTACAGAACTGCTGAAGGTCAAGCCCGTTTCAAGGCGCAACTAGAAGGCACATCTTTTGTTAAGGAACTTGCTTCCACCGACAAGGTGCGTCAAGTTAAGGCTGTGGTTGGTGACCTTGGGTTTGATTCAATGCCGTTAAATAATTTTTTAACTAAAGCAATGAACATGGGTTGGGAAGGCACAACACTTAAGCAAGAAGTTTACAAAGAAGCGTTCCGTAAAGATGACGCTGGCGCTTTTGTGAACCCAACCGCTATTACCCGTGCTAAAGCATCAAATGATTATTTGACCGTTGCCAAGATTGGTAAATCATATTTCAGCACCGTAGCCGACGACACAATCCAAGGTGTTCTAACTGGTGGGGTGGCACAACAAGATGTTGAGCGTCAACAGCGTGAACTAGCCAAAACAAAATACAGTCACCTATCTAATTTAATAGAACAAGGTTTTACAATGGAACAATTGTCGTCTTCTTTCAAAGACCAGACAGCACGAATCCTAGAAAAAGACCCTAACGCTATTGACATGAGTCAGTCTGATTATGAACAAGCCTTTAACTTCGGTGAAGAAGGAAAGAAGCGCATGATGTCTAGCGGTGAGTGGGAAATCAAACTACGCTCCGACCCTCGCTACAACTGGGGTTCCACACAGAACGCCAAGGATGAGGCTCGTCGTCTTTCGGCTAGTATTTCTCAAGCCTTTGGAAAGGTTATCTAATGGACGAGACAGCATTTGACATTATCAAAAAAACCCTAGAGTATTACGGTTTAAAGGATGCAGCGTTTCTTAAAGAAGTGGGAACACTTTTCACAAGTAAAGTCATTACTGACAAATCAACCATTGACGACATTGGGGTTGCAATGCAGAACAGCCCTGCATTTGCCGAACGCTTCCCCGCCAACAAAATCCTAAAAGATGCAGGCAAGGGACAAAAGTCCGTGTCGGAATACTTGTCTTTGGAATCAAGTTACAAAAGCATACTTTCTTCTTCTGGTATGCCTCCAGGTTTTTATGATGACCCGAAAGATTTTCAAAACTGGATAGCCAACGACACATCCCCGCTTGAAATCCAAGGTCGTGTTGAACAAGGTTACCAAGCAGTAAACAACGCCAGCCCTGAAGTCGTAGCACAATTTGAGCGTTTGTATGGAGTTGGCAAAGGTGACCTTGCTGCCTACTTCATTGACCCAGAACGAGCAAAGCCAACCTTTGACAGATACCAAGCCCAGCGTGAAGCCCGTGCAGCCGTAGTAGCCAGCCAAGCCCAACAGCAAGCCAACATCGCACTCACGGCACAACAATCTGAAGAACTGGTACGAGCAGGCGTAGAAACACAACAGCAAGCACAGGCTGGATTCATGGACATCCAAAACCAGCAAGAACTATTTGCCACGACAACTGCTGAAGCAGCAGCAGGTCAACAAGCCATCACTCAAGAACAACAAATCGCTGGCACCTTCGGAACCAACGCTGCTGCTCGTCAAGCCATTGAAGCCCGCAAACGGAAACGCACCGCACAATTTCAACAGGGTGGTTCACTCCTTGCCAGTCAAACAGGCAACATAGGTTTAGGCACAGTAGGGCAGTAGCACAGTACAAAACATTGTGCTAACTTAAGTCTTGACCCCGATGGGGAGACATTGCTGACAGCCCCCCTAGTTAGCGATTGTAAAACGGGGTGTAAATATGTAGCCATCACAGCCCTCCGTTGTGATGTGGACTTAAGGAGAGTGCCATATGTCAAACTTTGAAGATGATTTCAACGAAGACGAC